CGCCAGCCGAAGAAGTCCTGACCGTCAGCGCCCAGATTAAAGGTCGACGCCGATCCGGAAGCGCCGGAAGCATTGGCGAAGGACGTTGTGACGTCGCCACGCTTCACGGACGCGACCGGGCCGACGGCCGCCTGGGTGGTTCCCAGGCCGGCGGCCTTATAGTAACTGACACACATGACGATCAGGGCGTTTTCCAGCGGGGCGGGAAGCGTGTCCTGATTGATGTAGGACAGGACCAGGTCTTCCACCGTCTGAACGACGAACAGAAGAACTTCGTCCTGGTCCGTCCCGTTGATCCCCAGAAGGGCCTTGACCTTTGCCAGCCGGTCTTCCTTCGACATAAGAACGCGAAGGACTTCCTTCTGTTCAAGGGCTGTCAGGCCGTCCAGGGAAGACAAAATCTGTTGAAGCACGTTTCCACCACCTTTCGCCGGCCGCTTCGGTTATACGCCGGCGGCCTGGATCAACTCGACGATCTCCGCCTTTGTGGAACCGTCAGGAACGTCGATACCGGCGGCCTGGGCGGCCGCCAGAAGTTCGTCCTTGTTCATCTTGGACAGGGGCTTCACGCCTTCGTTGTCGCCTTCCTGGGCGTCAGGCTCGACGTCAGGGATCGCGGTATAGAAGGGGCTGTTCTTCATCTGTTCCAGGACGGTTTCGTCGTTAGGCTCGACGATCGACCCGGTTGTGTTGATTCTGAACTTCATGTCGGTCACGCTCCTTCCAGATTAGGCCAGGGATTCTTCGATATAGAAGATCAGGTCAGGGGTCAGGGCCTTCGTGCCGTAGTCGTAGAACATGGACACGCCGTAGTCGTTGGACAGGGGAATCTTCTCCGGCTCTGCGTAGGGGTACATAACGACAGGCTGGGCCATAGCACCGTCAACCATGCACAGGGCGCGGGTTGCGGTGGTTCCGGGGGCGACAGGAAGGTTGATGGAAGAATAGACGCGGACGCCGTGGAACATACGGAAGTCCTCGGCGGCGGTGTCAACGTTCGCGTTGTTGGTTCCCTTATCCAGATAGTTTCTGGCGCGGCCGTACATGACGGGGTCCAGAACCAGACGGATCAGGTTGCGGGGTACGCCGCGAACATAGTCGTTCTTCACGGTTTCGACCGCCTGGATCAGTTCTTCCAACTGGTCTTCGACGGTGGTTCCCTTCGCGGTCAGTTTGGTTCCGGCGGTCTTCGCCTTTGCGAAGAAGTCGGCGTCCAGTTCGGCGGCCACGGTGTCGACGTGGTTGTCGGCGCGACGGGCCATGATGTTTCCGACGCCGAAGGTGTCCAGGTCGAACTTTGCGGCTTCCTCCACGATCTCGCGGTGAATGTCCAGGTTCACGGTAGTAGGGGGGACGGTGATCGCCGCGCCCTTTCCGGCGGTTCTGGCGGTTCCGTATGCCTGGGACGCGCTGTTCTTGAATCGCTTATACTCAACAGAACCAGTCGCGGGGTTGCCGGTGTAGGACTGGGACTTCAAACCGGCCGCCAGGGTTTCCTTCTGAATGTTGCTGATCACCAGGCCGGACAGTTCGGACAGTTCGACCTTAGTAGAACCGGTCTGGATCAGGCTGATCGCTTTCGTTCTTGCCATAAAATATCATTCCTTTCATTGTTGGCTGGTTGGTAGGTTAGATCACGACAGGGCCGTCGACCTTTGCGGCCGGCTCCTGGCGCGCGCCGGGGTCAGCGGGCTTCGCGCCCTTAATGTCGGGGTTCGCCGGGTCCTGGCTCTTGAACAGGTACGCCTTCGACTCCTTCAAGGGTTTCAGAAGGCCGTCAAGGTCAGTTTTCAGCGTCCCGGCGGCGTCGACCTCGATCTTGTCCAGGTCCAGAAGGGAAATAATGTCGGCCGGGTCGTGGGCCTGGTTCGCCAGGGCCATTCGAAGGGCCGTGTTCTTCTGAATCTTCGTGATCTCTTTCTGGTGGTTGGTTCGAAGGGTTTCAAGCGTGGTCTGGGCGGTCTTGACGTCGTCCGCGATCTTCGCCGGATCGCCGGACCCGCCGATCGCCTTCAATGCTTCGGCGGCGGCTTTCAGCGCATTTTCGGCGCTGGTCTTTCCGCTGTTGGCTCCGTTGTACTTATCGGCCGGGACGAAGGTTCCGTCGTTACCGACGACCAGGTCCACGTCCTTTCCGTCCTTGCCCTTGCCCTTCAAGGCCGCTTCGACCTGGTTCGACAGGTCAGCCCCCAGAATGGTTTTGACGCTCTCTGTGATCATGGTTTGCTCCTTTCTCCGCTGTCTTTACCGTGACTTCCACACGCTTTGCGGTCCCGCCTGGTCGCCGGGCGGGTGCGGCTGTTTTGGGTATGAAAAAGGCGCTCCCCGCGAAGGGGAACGCCTTGATCAACAGGCATAAAAAAACGCCGCCTTGTGGCGACGTTCCTTTATTGTGGGTGGTACTGGCACTTCAAACAGGTTTCCTGGTTCCTGTCAGTGAACTTCATGTAGTCAGGAAGTTCGGACAGGGGGGACATTTCTTCGAAGACCAGGGCGGCGTCGAAACAGTCCATAGCGTCGATTTCCCTGTCCACGATAGGACAGTAGCACTTCTTATTTTCCATTCTCGATCACCTCCATTACGTCCTTCACGGCTCCCTTGAATTGGTCCCGCTTGAAGGCCGTTCTGATTTCATTGTCGGCGTTCAGCACATAGGCCGCGCCTTCTGTGGAATAATAGTTCGTAAAGACTGCGCCGGTCCAGTGCTTCCGTTTCAGGGAGAAGATAGCGTTTTCGATGAACGATCGCGCTTCCGCTTCGGTTGCACTGTGGCCGTGATCCGCGACGTGGCCGGCGTTCAGCCACAGCGACGCCGCGTCGATAGGCTCCGGCGGAACTCTGATTGTTCCGAAAATGCCGGTTCCCTTGATTTTTTTATACAGATCGAAGTCCGCCCTGGTGGCTTCCGGGACGCGCCCCTTGTAGGAATAGAAGGATTTCAGATCGGACCAGGCGTCCGGGTCTGTGTATTTCATTTCCTGGAAGGCGTCAAGGTCGGCCGGTGCGTCAGCGCCCAGGCGTTCGGAATACCGGCCGAACTGCTCCGCGTCCTTGCCCTGATTATACGACTTCTGGCGTTCCTTTTCAACATAGCCGGGGCCGTGGGCGTCGACTTGCTGTCTGTACCAGTCTTCGTATGTCATATTTTCCGGCATAGGCTGGCCGGAATTGTACCAGTCCAGGGCGTCGTCCGGGTCATATTCGACTGTGGTACAACGGTCGTTCGGGTGCATAGGTGGGTAGTTCACGCCGGCCTGGGCGTCCTTCAACTTGAAGTGTTTCCCGTCCAGGGCCGCGCACGTTTCACAGGTCCGCGCGTCATGGGTGGCGATATATTCGTACTGATCCACGCCGGCGGCATTATAGGCCGCCTTGTCCGCTTCGCTGTGGAAATGCGTTGTTTCGGTCCGGATCAGCCGTTCGGCGGCCTTGTAGGACTGGCCCATTTTGGCGGACAGTTCCTTCGACATGGTCGCCACGCTCTTTCCTTGCATGACGCCTTGCGTGATGGTTTCCCGGACATGGAACAGAAGCGCCTGTTTGTTCCTCCACAGGCGATCGGAGAACATAGCCCCGGACCAGGGATAGGACAGAACGTTTTCAACGACGCTTTCGTCCAGTTTGGCGAACTCATGGATAAAGCCGGCGCGGGACTGAATGTCATAGACCTTCTTGTAGTAGCCTTCCCGGAAGGTTTCGCCGAACTCCGCCTTCATCTGGGACACGCCGGTTTCCCACAGTTCATTAAGTTTCAGGTCGATCTGTCCCAGAAGGGCTTCCAGGCGGGAAATACGGCTGTTCGTGGACAGGGCGTCCAGTTGGGCCGTCAGAAGGGCCTTGACGCGGGGGTCAGGCTCCGCCGCGATCCTGGTGATATATTCGCCCAGGGTCGCCTTCCATTCCTGGAACTCCTTCCTGGTCAGAAGGCGGACGGCCTGATCGTATGTCAGGCCATACTTCCCGGCGTACTTCGAATAGAAGTCGCCTATGTCGCGCCGGATCGCTTTCGCGGCCCGGTCGTATTCCTGGAACATTTTCGCCGTTAGCCCGACTCCGCGAAGATAGGCTTCATTCTCGCGTTGAAGGGCACGGGCGATCCAGTATTCCTTATTCCGTGTCATTCAGGCCACCAGCCTTTCCAGCGGCCCCTTCCTCGCCCTTCTGGGCCGTCTGTGGGACGTTTCCGGCTCCCAGGGTGTCGTCGAACAGACCTTCCCCAAACTCCGCCATAGCGGCCTTCTTTTCGCTGTCCAGTTGGGCCAGTTCTTCGTCGACGTCCGTCACCCAGGGGTGATTTTGAAGGATCGTCCGTTTGGAGATCAGGCCGTCACTGGTTCGGGCGTTGTTGATGATGTCCGTTTCATTGACCGGAAGGTCCATGTTGAAGACTATGTCGAAGTCCTCGTTCGTGAAGTCGCCCTGGCCGGTGATCTGGAAGTAGACGTCAATGAACAGTTTCAGGCGGTGGAAGGTGTCTTTCAGTTCGGTTCCCAGGGAATCACAGTCGGCGTCCAGGTCCATATATCGGAAGTTGATCGCCGATCCGCTGGCGTTCCCCAGTTCCGGGTCCTTCGTGTCCACGCCGGCCGCGAAGTCGTAAATGTCCCGGCGCTCATTGTCCAGGAAGGCCATGACAGCGTCAATGTTCAGGTCTGCCTGTAACTTATCCACGCCGCCGTCGGAAGTGACCTTGATCGCCATGTGTTCCTTCAAGTCCTTCAAGAACTCCGCCAGATCGGTTCCGCCGTAGTTTTTCAGGATATAAATGAACTTCGCCACGTCACGAAGGACGTCGGCCGTCACGCTGTTTTGCCAGTTGATGTCGTCGATCAGGTCCTTTATGAAGTAGCACAGGGGAAGTTCTTCTTCGTTGTACTTCAACCAGGCGATCGGAACTTCTTCCCAGTTGTAGGGTTTCCCGGCGACGGTGAAGTGTGGTTCAGTCCAGTCGTTTTCCTCGGTCCCGTGTTCCTTGTCGACGTAGAAGTCGCCGGCCCCGGTCCCGCCGAAGGCGTCCGTCTTGAAGTAGCGAACGCCGCCGGTCCACCAAAATTCGGCGTGTGTGATCGTGTGCTTCCTGGTCCCGACATAAATGATCTGGTCATAGAAGCGAATGAAGGCGTCCAGTTTCGTTCGTTCGGAGTCGCGCCACAGGGGAACGACTTCGGTCGACGGTACACGCATGAAGGCCAGTTCGCCGGCGTCGTCGAAGTAGGGCTGAATCCAGGCGATCCCGGACTTGACCGCGCCTTTCCCCAGGCTCTTGATCTTCCGGCGGAAGGTCTGGTCAAAGACTTTGTTCAGGGCTTCGCCATATTCTCCGCTTTCGGTGTCCACAGTCCAGGGCTTCGACAGAAGGTAGTTCGCCTTCTGGTCCACCAGTTTTTTCAGGATAGGCCGTTCGATCTTCGCGTTCGATCGGTTGGCGACGTCGACCGTCTTCTTCTGGACGGAAGACCTGTTCCTGTAATACGATTCGGCTTCCAGTATGATTTGATATTGTTCGGACTTCTTGAACTCCCGGATTTCCTCGCTGACGATCTGGGCCAGGGTCATAGTCGCTTTTTCAGGGTCGGACAGGATCAGATTGATCCGGTCCATGACAGACAGTTCCATTTCCTCCACCTCACTTCAAAACTTCGATAGACGAACCGCGTCGCGGACGCTCCACGCCATAGCGAAGGGCCGCCATAGCGTCGTCCATGAACTCGACAGGTTCGTCGATATAAAGGCCCGTGGTCGGGTCCTTTTTCCACTTCCACTGTTGAACTTCTTTCAGAACATTCACACAGGAAGGGTGTATGTGTATCTTTCGGCCTTTCAGGAAGTCGATCTGGGCCTTCACGCTTCCAGGCTCCTTTTTCACGGGATAGGCGCGGAAGCCGGCCTTCTGCCATGTCCTGATCCGGTCTGGCTCCGCAGAATCGCAGAACATTTCAACGCGCGGGTCAATCTTTGCCTGACGGGCCAGGCTGATAATTTCTTCGGTGTCCTTCTCGAAGACGTATATTTCCGAAGTGACGTAGATTTCGCCGTCCTTCCAGCCGACACCCAGGATCGCGTCGGCATGGTTGAAGCCGAAGTCCTGTCCGTAATAAAAGCCGTCGAAGTAGTCGCGCCCGGTAGGGAAGTTGTGGACTTCGAAGTTCGTCAGGATCAGGCCGCCCAGTTCGCCCCATTCACCCAGGCCATACACGCGGTAGCCGTCCGGGTCTTCTTCCTTGCGTCGCTCCATGCGGCGGGAATAGGCCGGGTCTATGAACCGGTTTGTCCTGTATGTCGAATGGTGGGTCAGAACGTCCGGATCGGCCTTATCGAAGTAGCGGGCCTTGATCCAGTGCGTCGCGCTGACCGGGTTGAAGGTCATTGTGATCTGATAATACAGATTCGGGTTCAGGTCGTCCAGGTTGCCACGAAGACGGTCGTCCAGAATGTCGACGTCTTCCGGAAGAAGTTCTGTCGCTTCCTCACACCATATCCAGACCAGTTTCCCGTTCTTGAAGGTGATGGACTTGATCTTCTCACGCTGGCGCTGGTCCTTGACGCCCCGGAAGATAATCCGGTTCCCGGTGATCTTACATTCCAGGGCAAGGGGGTTCAGGTTGACCTTCCAGAAGCGGTCGGCATAGGGGCCGAACATTCGATAGATCGCCGCCTGTAACTCTGCGAAGGTGCTGTCGCGGTTCGTTTCTTCAATCTTCCGGACGACGACCAGGTTCGCGCCCTGGTATGCCGGATCGGACAGTTTCGCTATGTAGTCCTGGGCGATATTCACGGACTTCCCGGAACCGGCGGACCCCTTCAAAATGCGGTAGCGGCCGCGCCATTCGTTGACAGGGCGGAAGACCGGGTTAAACTGGGCCGACGCCCTGAACTCAACTGTCTGGGCCGTAGTCATAATTGATCACCACCGTCACAGGGGCGGTGCTGTCCGGGCTGTCCTTGAACATTCCCAGGTGCTTTCCGCACAGTTCCAGGGCCTTCAACTTGTCCGCCAGGCGGACTTCCCGTTCCACGCCGTCGCCGTCTTCTCCGGGGATCACTTTCACCTTCACGGAAGCGATCGCGGCCGTGTCGTCGCGGGAAGCGTCAGTCAGGACTGTCGCGTCGGTCATGTTGATCACGTCGATCGCGTTCACGAAGGCGATTTTCCCCAGTTCCAACAGGACCCGGTCGGCGTTGATCCCGGTTCGCTTCGACCTTTCGGCCATAGCGCGGTCTATGCGCGCGCGGATTTCAGGTTTTTTCAGCAATTCACTTCCGATACTCCCCGCAGATTCCACGGAATATCCGGCGCGGATCGCGGCCTGGGTCGCGTTCAGGTCGATCAGGTATTCGTCACAGAAGACTTCATTCTTCTTCGTCAGTTTTCCCACGATTCTTCACCGTCCTTTCTGTGGGTGTTCATTCCTTTTCGGGCAACAGAAAAGGAACGCCTGTGAAGACGTTCCTTTCTGCGCCCTATAAAAAAGGAGGTCGGGAACTGGGCAAGGTTCCCTTGTAGCATTTTCGCACACTCTTATAGCCGTTACAAGTGCAAGTATGTGCAGACTTATGCAAAGATGTGCAATCATGTGCAAAAAGTTTTCCGCCGACGGGAAGGTTCATTCGATATTCCCGTGAAGGCGGATATATTTCCGGACCAGGCGGTCGACGGCCGTTTTCCTCTGGCGGCTGACGGTGGAAACGTCCATGTCCAGAAGTTCGGCGGCCTGGGCGTATGTCCGGCGCGGATAGTACAGGGTCAGAAGAATGATCTTCGACTTCGCGTCCATTGTCAGGATCGCTTCGTGTACGTTTTCAATCTGGCGTTGTCGTTCTTCCAGGGCGTCGGTCGCTCTCTTTGTTCTGGCGGTCCGGTGCTGGATCGCGTCGGCCACCTTTACCAGAAGGCCGTCAGGGTCGGGGGACGACTGGACGCGGGGCGTATCATATCGGACGCCGCGCGGGTAGGCTCTGGCCCTGATTGCTTCCAGGTCTTCTTCCAGGGCGGCGCGCTCTGCGTCGATCTGCGCTTCAATAGTCGACATTTCCTGGTCGTGGTTCTTCAATATGTCGTAGACGCGGCGGGCCGTCTGGTCCGCGCGGTCTTTCTTTTCTTTGGCGTCCATGCCGTTCACCTTCTTTCCTGCGGGCGTCAGAAGGGAAGTTCACCGTCTTCCCCGTCAATCTCTGCGAAGCCCTCGTTCTCCATGTAACCGGCGGCCAGGCTCCCGGCCGGCTGATCCTCTGCGGCGCGGCGGGATTCCGCGAACTCGACTTCGTCGGCCACCACTTCGAAGCGGGTTCTTTTGTTCCCGTCCTTGTCAGTGTAGGGGTCGACCCTGATCCGGCCGGACGCGATAATCACGCGCTGGCCCTTGCGGAAATACTTCGCGACGAACTCCGCAGTCTTCCGCCAGGTCGTGACGGGTATGAAGTCCGCTTCCTCGCGGTTGAACTTTCGGTCGACGGCCAGGGCGAAGGTTGCCACAGGGACGCCGTTCGGCGTTTGCTTCAACTCCGGATCGCGCGTCAGGCGTCCGGACAGTTTCACGTCGTTCATATAGAATCACCTTCCTTCCATGCTTGGGCGAACTTCGTGATCCGGTACAGTTCGCCCCAGGGGTCTTTCTTCTGGGCGCGGCCCCATAGGAACAAGGCCACGCCGATTTTCAATGATTGCCAGGTCGTGATCGGCCCGGTCCCGTTTGCCAGTTTGCGGACAAATGATTTCCCGTGATAGCGAAGGCAAGCGAACGCCACCACACAGGGAAGGACCTGGTCTTCGGGTATGTCCAGGGCTTCGGCCAACTTCTTCGCGGCTTCTTCGCTTCTGCTCACGGCGTCACCTCTTTCAGCGTGTCCTTCATATCCAGAAGTTCGGCCACGATCCCGCCGGCCGGTGCGACGTTCCGTGTCATGCTGACCGTTTTCCTGTCGGTTATGGTTATATTCACCTGGTTCAGCGCAGGAAGCGGGCAGACGGCCACGGACAGGCCGTTTCGGGTTAGTTCGTGGAATATGTCGTCCTGGGCTTCTGGCGCGCTGTGGGCGGCTTCCTGGGCCGCCTGGCGGGTCATTCCAAAAGACACGGCCAGGCAGATGTCCAGTTTTCGGAGTTCTTCGCCGGTCAGTGTGTAAATCCGTTCACGAAGGCGGCACTTGTCGACCGTCCTGATCTGCTCACACTGGACACGGGACGGCGAATGTCCGGGAAGGTCAATGTCGAATTGCATTGGATACAGCCGGCGGGACGTGTTGGTCGTCATGTTGGCGACGATCACCGTCGGGGAACTCGCGTTCCCGGCGTCGTTCTGAATGATCACGACTGGCCGTGTTTTTCTTTCCTCGCTTCCGATGGCGTCCGGGCTTCCCTGGCAGAAGAAGACGTCGCCGCGTTTCGGGATTGTGTTCGTCATGACTGTTCCCTCCGTTCTTCAATAATATATAGGCGGACTGCCTGGCGGCCGAAGACCAGGGCTTCGTCGTGGTCTTCGAAGTAGATGTCAACGGCGTTCCCCTTTATGGCTCCGCCGCGATCCTGGACCACTCGTTCGCCCAGGCCGTCTATGTAGACGATTGTCCCAGGGGGAAGAACGTCCCAGTCGGCCGCGATCGTGACGCCCTGTTCGGCGACGGCTCCGCTTGCCGTGTAGACGATTCCGTCCGGGCGGTTCAGCGCCCAGGAACCACAGCACTTTTCGCAAGAACAGTACGCGGTCGCTTCGTATTCGATCCATTCCGGTTCTTTCGGTTCTGGTTCCGGGGCGGGCGGCTGTACGGCCACGGCGGCGACTGCCGGCGGCTCTGTCGGCTCACTCTCTGCCGGCTGTGTCCCGGTTCCCTTTGCGGTCCATGCACACGCGGTCAGGGCCACCAGGGCCAGCAGAAGGACGGTGGATAGTTTCTTCATGGGGCCACCACCTTTCAAAACCGCTTCCCGTGTTTGAACGGGCGGGTTTCGTTATAGGCCATTTTCTCGGAAATGACAGTGTCCAGGTCGATTCCCAGATAGCCGCACAGGTCCGCGATCCGGATCACAGCGTCCGCCAGTTCCACAGCCACGCCTTCGGGCTTCGCGTCCCTGTACTGGCAGGTGTGTTCATACCCATACTGGAAGCAGTCGGTTTCGTCAGCCGGGTCACAAGGAAGGGACGGGTCGCCTTCCGTACAGTGATACCAGACCAGGGCGCGGCCGGCGCGTTCTTCTTCCAGGGCTTCGGACAGTTCGGAATGGATCAAGGCGATCGCGGTCCCGAAGTTCAGGGGCGGGTCCCAGAAGCCGTGTTTCACGGCGTTATCGTGGGCGCGGCCCACCAGTTCAGTTATGTTCATGGTTTACCTCTCTTTCTGTCTGCGGCGCTTCGTCGCCCCAGGCGTCCCAGCCGGGGGCCGCCTGTCTGGCAAATAGTTCGATCATAGCGCCCCCCCCCCGCAAGTGCGGCGATCCGGTCGCGGGTTTCCGCTGGCTTTTCGCTGTGGCGTCCGATCGGGGCGTCGATTATGCTGTGGACTGACCGGGACGCGCGGATCGGCTTTCCCTTTGTCGCCAGAAGGCAGACTTCCGGGTTTGCTCTGGTCCAGTTCCCCAGGCCCCAGAACCAGCCAGGGGACTTCCTGTTCCTCTTCACCCAGACGAAGGCGGCGGTCTTATACTGGAATCCCCAGCGCCGGATCGTTTCCAGGGCGACTTCCAGGTTCGGGAATGTGGCCCACATGAACAGAAGACAGTCGTCCGCCGCTATGTCCTGGACCGGAAGGTCATAAATGTCCTTCGTCTTCATAGTGTGGTAGTGTCTGGTTACGTTTCGTTTCGCCCCGCCGCCGGAATAGGACCAGGGCGGGTCGGCATAGATCACGGAATACTTCTTGTCCGGAAACGGTATCACGACGGTTCACCTTCTTCCGGGATTGGTTCGTAGCAATCACAGCGGACGACGCGATCTTCTTCATCTGCGTGGATCGGGCCTGGAAGGCCGGCGTCGGCCCTCTCGACCGCCTTCACGCAGTAGTCGCCTTCGCGCCCTTTGGTGTCGTCCTTGATGAACTGGACGTTCTGGCAGTTCCGACAGGAAAAGGCGTATTTCCACTTCGGAAGGGCCGGTTTTCTTCTTCTCATGCGCCCACCGCCTTTTCTCTGGCGGCCGTGATCTCCGCGTTCCTGATTTCACACCAGGCGGAAAAGGCCATTTCCCGGACTGTGTCAGCGGTCAGAAGGACCAGGTATTCGTCGCCGTAGCCGTCTTCGCCGTATATGCGGCCGGCGCGCTCGTTGCACATATCCAGTTTTCGGCGGGCGTACTGTTCGGCCTGGCCGAAGAAGTCTGGGTCCAGGACGGTTCCCAGGCTTTCTTCGACTCTGGCCTTCAACTCACAGGACCCGATCATTCGTCTTCGTTGTCCTCTCCGGCGGCGATCCGGCGAAGGACTTCGTTCACAAGTTGCTTCGACGTGAAGCCGGTCAACAGGGCTTCGCCAGACAGTTCGATTTCCTCCTGATCCAGCGACAGGCAGATTTCAGAGTCCACGAAAAAAGCCGGGCGAACGCCGCTGTCGCCGTAGTACGCATCGAACCAGTCCAGACTGCCGTCGGAATAGACAATCCGCACGTTGTTCGCGTAGCCGGCGTTCGGGGTGATCGTCCATTCCCAGTCGTCGATCTCCAACAGGCCCGCGTCGTAATACTTCCGGACCAGGGGTTCGGGCAACATGGCGACCTTGCAGACGGCGACGCCGTAACGGTTCGTTCCGTCGTGGTCCGCCAGGCTCCACTCGGCTTCCAGGACCTTGTTCGCCGGGATCACGCCGGCGTCGTCCAGGGCGGACAGGAAGTCTTTGTTCAGGTCGAACCGAAGGGTAGAGAAGGCGAAGTTATTCGCGGCCGGCTCCGGCTCCATGCGGTTATAGGTGAATGGCCGGACGGTGAAGGGGCGGTTCCCGATCGGCTCCTTCGCGGCCAGAAGGGTTCGGCCGTCGGTGAAGTGTTCCAGGACGACCACTTCCACGGGGCCGGCGTTGAAGTAGGCCCCAGGGGCCAGGTTCTTAATTTTTACGCTTACTGCCATTTTGTTTTCCTCCCTCATATTCTTCGATCGTGACTTCGACGCGCGGGTTCTTCGGGTCCAGGGCGAAGTCGTCGCTGAATCCTTCGATTTCCGACCAGCCGTCATTTCGAAGGACACCGGCTTCGACCAGGGCGTCCTGAATGAACTTTTTCGCAAAGGCGATATTGTCCTTGTCGCGGCGGCGGCTGGGTTCGACCCACAGGTAGCGAATCACCACAGGGCGGGTGAAGCGGACGCCCCGAAGTTGTGTCCGGATCATGTAGCCGATCACGTTCTGGGCCTGGCGCTTCATGGAAGCGGCCTTGTACTTGCCCTTGTATGACCGTTCCGCGTCGATGTACTCATTCAGTCCCGGCAACAGGCCGGGGATTGTCAGTTTATATTTCTTCATTGGTCTTGTCCTTTCGTCAGGCCCAGGATTCGCCGGGCGGCGTCCCTTCGGTCGGTGGCGTTCGCTGTTCTGCGGGACGCTCCGACCATTTTCAGGCGGATCGGACACATTTCCAGGACCCGGTCGTAAATGCGCTTGTAGGCCAGGGAAGGCGGGTTTTCCAGGTCCTTCAAGGACAGGTTTGTCGTGATGATCACGGGCTTCCCGGACCTTGCCCTGGTGTCGACCACGTTGTAGACCTGTTCGACGGAATAGGACGTGTCCCGTTCGACGCCCAGGTCGTCGATCACCAGAAGGGAATAGTGTTGAAGGCGGTCGATCCGCTTCTGTCGTTCGTCGTCAAAGGACCCTTGAAGGCTGTTCAGGATTCGCGGGAAGTTGGTCACGCTGACACTGACCAGCCGTTCCAGAAGGGCGTTCGCGATTGCACAGGCCAGGAAGGACTTCCCGGTCCCGACGTCGCCATAGAACAGAATCCCGATGTTCTGGGCCTTCATTTCCTCCCAGTTCTCGACGTAGCGGCGACAGACGTCGCTGACCTTTGGGTTCCGCTGGTCGTCCTGGGCGAAGGTGTATTGCAAATAGGCCGGGTCCGTGATCCCGTCGCGGCGAAGCCGGTCCATTCGTTGCTCAAACTCCCGGCGCTCTCTGTCGGCCTTCTCTGCGTCGGCCTTTTCCTGGCCGCATTTACACAGACAGCCGACGCGGATCGTCTTCGCGTCCCGGCCGATGGACGGGACCGCCGGAATGGTGACGTCCATTTGCTTCCGTTCGTGGCAGTTGCCACAGCACAGGAAGCCTTCGTCGTCGAAGTAGTCGTCCGGTTCCTGGTTTTGAAGGCTTTTCTGGACCATACCGGCCAGAACGTCGCCGATTGCGTTCATAGCGATCACCGTCCTTCCAGGAAGTCTTCGTCGTCACCATAGTCCTTCTTCGGCGCGGCTCCCTTCGGGGGCTGGGACGGTACGTCAGGCCGGTCGTCTTCCTCCCAGCGGCGGCCGCGAATGAACGTGGCCGGGTAGCAGATAAACGATCCGCCGTCCTTCGTCCACTGGTCACAGGTCTTCCAGCGTTCCACGCCGGCGACGATCAGTTCGACCAGGTCGTCGTCCGGGTTCAGTTGGCCCCAGGCTTTCAGGGCGTCCTGTTTTCCGACCCGGCGCGGATATACAGCCCAGAAGCGATCAAAACCGCGCGGTGTCCCCGTCGCCCCGGTTGGGCGCGTTCCCGTTTCTCGTTCCTCGTTCTCGTTTACGTTTTCGTTCTCGTTTACGGGGACTTTTGATTTCATTTGATTTCCTTTCCTTTGATTGCAAGTGTTATCAAATGAAACAGGAAGGGGGAACTTGCTTTTCTTCGCTCTCTGTTGCTGGTGCTTGTCCCACGACATAAGTTTCAGGTATTGCTTCCCGTCCTCGCTGGCCGTGTAGGTTCCGACCATGCTGGCGGCGACCAGTTCGGACAGCCAGGCCCGGATTTTCTGTTCCTTCGGTGGGTCCAGTGGGAAGCACATGGACGCCAGGATTCGCGGATTTCCGTAGTACAGGCCGAAGTCGTCCGCCTTGACCACCAGTCGCCAGAAAAGGCGCTCGGCGGCCGCGCTCACCTCCGACAGCGATTCGCTGGTAGTGATTGATTCTTTGATTATGCGGCTCGGCACGTTTGCCACCTCCTTTTACAATGCTTTTTGACAGGTCCGACAGGCTTCGCGACCATATTTCCGGACGGAATAGTCCTGTTCGGCCTTTGTGATTGGTTTCCCACAGATCGGGCAGACTGCCCCGTTCTCTGTCTGGGGCGCTGGTGTACCCGCTGGCGCGCCCTGGCGGCCCCTGGGGGCCTGTTTGCCCTGTCCCTGGGCGTTTCCCTGGGTGGTTGTTCCCTGGCCGCCCTGGGCTGTCTGTGGCGGTCCCTGGACCCTCTTGTTCATGTCGAACCGGACGTTTCCGTTCCGGTCCGCGATCACCAGTTCGCAAATCTCCCGGCGGTCGTTATAGGCGACGTGGGCGACGGTGAAGCGGGTGTTCGAATAGCATTTCAGGACTTCCTTCCGTCCGTTCTGGCCTTCGGAATAGAACTCGTTGTCGGCCAGTTCGACATAGATGAAGGGGCCTGTGTAGAGTTCGCGGCCGATCCCCACGTTGAAGCCGGCGCGCTTGAAGGCGTCGGACGCCTGGCCTTTTTCTTTCTCGGTGTTGCTCTCGACGCCGACGTCCTGTTTCCGGACCCAGGCGCGCTTCTCTGCGTCCCAGATGTCGATATTACAAAACAGGTTCCCGTTGATCACTTCATGGGTTCGTTGCCAGTTCCCAGGGCCGAAGACCTGGTCAAGAATCCGCATATCGACGCGGGCGTCCTTGTAAAGCAACAGGACAGCACCGACACGGCCTGTTTTCGCGCGGCTGACGCTCTGAACGCGACATTCG